GGATTTTTTGGAATCCTTACGGCATATTTAGGATGGTTGGCGATACAATCTAAAGAGAAGGGGCTTGACAACCGATAACACTGTGGTATGATTGGGCTATCACAGGAACGATTCACAGGACATTTGGAGACATAAAGATGAAGTTGGCAGATCGTGTTATTGAGACTCACAGTGCTGGTGTTCGTAGCGAATCTGGTTTTACCATCGCTCAGACTAGCAAAATGTTTAAAATCCTTTCGGACTCTCTTTATTCCGATAAGGTGATGGCAGTTATTCGTGAACTGTCTACTAATGCTTATGATAGTCATATTAGTGCTGGTAATAAGAATCCCTTCAAGGTGATCTTGCCAACATCTGCTAATCCTTCTTTTACCGTGCGTGATTATGGCACTGGTCTTAGTCAGGGAGATATGGAGAACCTGTATACAACTTACGGTGCTTCTAATAAGAATGATAGCAACGATTTTGTAGGTTGTCTTGGTCTTGGTAGCAAGAGTCCGTTTGCTTATACCAAGAGTTTTACCACCAGTTCTTATTTTAATGGAACTAAGTATACTTATATCGCCGCTATTGATGACAGCGGTGTTCCTACTCTGAATCTTTTTAATACTTGTGAAACTGATGAGGCTAATGGTCTTGAAATCAGTTTTGCTGTTAAGAACCATGATTTTAGTGAGTTTACCAATAAGGCTATCAGGATTTTCCATTATTTCCGAATGAAACCTATTATTGAGGGTGGACTTGGAGATAATCTGCAAGATCATAAGTATAGCAATACTAATATTGTGATCAGCGGTAATGGCTGGAGAGTTTGCAGACTTAATAACGATACTCAGTATTATCCTAATAATTATCATCGTATTGATAGTGGTGTTGTTGCTATCATGGGAAATATTGCATATCCTGTTCAGACCGCTCAGATTATTGGTCAGGAAAAGGAAGATCAACCAGATCATATTGCCAAGTGGAATAGGGCTTTCCAGAAAGCCGATATTGATTCGTGGAAGAGTTTCGTTACTGAGATCATTAACTCTGGTCTTTATCTGGAACTTGATTTTGGTATTGGCGAACTGGAAATGGACGTTTCCCGTGAAGGTTTGCAGTATACTAAGAGCGTTATTAAAACTCTGCGTCAAAAGACTCAAGAGATTTATCTTGAGATGAAGGATGAATTTAGTAAGAAGATTTCTGCTGCTAAGACCAAGATTGAGGCTATCACAACATATTATCAGATGAATGAATTGTCTGGTGGATGGGGTGTTGGTGCATCTTGGACTGACCCTAATGGTAAGAGCCACAATATTAATAGTGGTGCTGACCTTGAATATAAAATCAAGGCTGGCAAGAACCTGTACGTTTTTAATTACAAGAGCAGCGGGTATCGTTCACGACGCCTTATTTCTCTAACAGACAAAATCCATCATGATACTCTTACTGGTAAGGGATATTCTTACTGGAATAGTCAGAAGAAGAATGGGAAAATTGCTTTTTTTGTTTGTGACGTTAAGGGTGAAGAAACTGCCAAGAAGATTGTGACACGTTATTGTAATCAAAATGATTGTTTTGCTTACATGATTATGGACACAAAGGATCATACTCAAAGCGACAAGGGTTTTGATGATCTGATTAATGATGTCGGTAGTGAGAATCTGCTCAAGGTTTCTGATTATAAACATCTTACTCAAAGTTCTGGCCCTCGTAAAAGTGGAGTCAGAAATAGTAATGGTAGTGTGAGCGATCAAGATATATTCTTTATTCATGGTCAGTCTAAGGATTCTGGTAAACTTAGTGTCGAATATAACGATGCTCTTAGTTTGAAAACTCTTACAAGTGACGAACTAGACGAATTGAGTGATAGTGATTCTATCATTTATGTTCCTATTCTTCGTTATCAAAGCACACCAGAGTTTCCTAAGATTAATAATATTGTATCGCTATTTGATAATGAGAATATCAAGGGACTATTTGGAGATGTGAAGGTTTATGCTATCAAGAGCAATTTTGTAGCAAAAATGACCAGTGAAGGACACAATCTTGTTGACTTTAATACTTGGTTTAAAAAGATTCTCTCAACAAAGATTAAGAGTTATTTTAACAATACCAATGAGTACAACTCTATTGTTGAATTCTACAAAAAGGAATTTATCAGTAAGGATGGTGATAACGATAATTATTATTACAATCATGGAACATTGGTTAGTCAGTTCTCTTGTCATATGTTGAGTATTTTTGGTCTTGAATATAAGAAATATATCAAGAATACTGAACTATCCAATATTATTGATAGTTTTCTTGTAATGGAATTCTTTGCCGATACTATGCACAGAGCAACTTTTGATCTGAAACGATTCTCTCAGACTGAATATTTTGACCATATCAACTCTTTGCTCAAGGATCGAGGTATTGATCATCTTGATAGTAAGGAACTCAAGAAGAAAAATGTACAATATAACACTCTTATAAATATTCAACATCAGATGTTTGACCATTCTGATGATATTGAGGGATATACTAAATTGTTTAAGTCTGATGCTAAAGCAATCAAGTATAATTTGACCAAAGCGGCAGACTTGAAGAAAATTCTTAAAGTCGAGGTTGACAAGAACCCGATGCTGAAGTATATTATGGGAAGCAACCAGATTAATGGCAATCTTAGAGATTTGGACAGCAAGTATAATCCTATCTCTCAATTTGCTGATAATTATTATGGTAAGAGAAATAATGCTGTATGGGTTGAGAGTATGGATAGCGACAAGGTTGAATTGTTTAAGATTCAGTTGAGTAGTTTGATCAAGTAATTCACAAGGTAACTAAAAACAATAGGAGTTTATATCATGAGTGTTCCGTTTATGTTTGTCGATGGTAATCTGACAGTTGTGCTGAACAACAAGAGTTTTCAAGTTCTGCCTGACCACCTTAACTACAAGATGATTCTGGAGGCATTGCCTACTGCAACATCTGACGAGTTGATTGAAATGATTGATATTGAGAAGGCGGTTGCTACTTTTAGTGACGGTCTTGTTGAGATCAAGAATGGTCAGGTAACTTATGAGGGTGAGGTTGTTCATGGGTCGATTAGCAAGAGAATTCTGGAGTTTATGAGCAAGGGTCTGCCTTTTCAGCCTCTTGTTAATTTCCTGAATAATCTTATGGGTAATCCTAGTATGCAAAGTCAAAAGGAACTCTATGATTTCCTTGAGCATGAGCATCTGCCCATTACTGAGGATGGTTATTTCCTTGCTTATAAGGCAGTCAGAGCAGATTACATGGACAAATATCGCGGAGTATTTGATAATCATGTTGGTAATGTTTGTGAAATGACCCGATCAAAGGTTGATGATGATCGTGGCCGAGGTTGCTCTAATGGGCTTCATGCTGGTGCATTGAATTATGTGGCCGGTTATGGCAGTCTTGAAAATGGCGATAAGATCGTTATCGTTAAGATTAATCCTGCTGATGTTGTGAGTGTTCCTAGTGATTGTAACTATGAGAAACTTCGCACTTGCCGATATGAAGTTGTCGGAGAGTATCAAGGCGAACTTCTCAAGCCTCTTTATTCATCTGTCTTTAGTGAGGATGATTACGAGGATGAGGATGAAGATTATGATAATGATTATGATTGGGGATGGAATGAGGATGATGACGAAGAGGCTTATGCTGAAGATGATGAGGAAGATTACGACGATTATAACTGATTAATAAAAATAAAGTGGAGTCTGGTGACTAAGATAATAGCCTCTGGTTGGGAAACTCAACAAACGCTATTTGAGAGAGGTTCAATTCCTCTCCCGCTATTTTATATCGCTAATGATAGTAGAGGTTGCTATCCCGATATTGGTTTGGGTTGTTTACAATTACAGGTAATGGTGAAATATGTTTAAGATGGAACTTGGTTTTAATCCGTATGACAAGGCTAACAGCAGTGCTGAAAAGCGTTATGCTAATTCGTGGAATGGACTGCAAGAGCAGTTTCTAAATTCTTTTAATCTGGTTGGTCATATCTTTTGCTATAATGGAGATCCTCGTAGAAAGATTAGTAGTATGAAGCATACTAATGATCTTGTTGAGGTTCGTAATGCTAATGAGAATAGCAACTCTGATGCTTACTTCTATGTTAACGGTGGACGAAAGCAGTATGCTATCAATACCATTGCTTGTTGTTTTGTAGATATTGATGCTGGACGAGACGCTGCTGGAAACTATCTGCCCAGTAAAGAGGTTATGAAGTTTAAGCAGTCTGCTCTTGATAAGATCAATAACTTTGCTGTTAAGCCAAGTTGGGTAGTTGATACTCGTAATGGTTATCAGATTTATTGGATTCTGGACGATCAGAGTCGAACTCTAGTTAATCAAACCACATGGAATGGTATTCAGAAGAAACTGGTAAATTACTTTGGTGGAGATGCACGAGCCATCAAGATTAATCAGATTTATCGAGTTCCTTATACTTGGTGGCGTAAGTGCTGGGAAAAGAAAGCATCTTACTTTACAAGTATTCTGACTGGCTCAACTGGTCATAGAATTAATGTTCAAGATTTAATCTCTGCATTAAATGGTCAGCCAGCAACAGTAACCATTGTTCCTAATGCTACTAGTGATGCTTGGTTTGACCAGTGGAGAAAAACCTATAAGAAGTCTGATGCTACTGGACTTCCTGTAACGGTTGATGCTGCTGCAAAGATTCTGAATGAACTTAATAGTCAAAGAGCAGTCTATACAAATAGCAGTGCCGATTATTGTGGTCAAAAGAATACTCAGGATAGTGTGTGGGTAGACTTTAATAAGGAACTTAACAGTCCACAAAAGCATAGTGA